AAGACGAGGAGCTTGGACTTGAGCCAGAAGAAGAAGACCCAATGGCTGCGGCTGAAGAACCCGCAGAAGAACCTATGGACGATCTGGGTGCTACGCCCGCATACGCAGAAGGCGAAAAGCTCTGTCCATGTCCAGACGAAGAAGAAAAGATTGAACTAGATCTTGATCAATTGGCTGCAGAAGTTGCTGCCGAAGAAGAGATGGGCGGTCTTGGAGCAGGAGCCGCAGAGCCACGCGAAGACGCCATGGGCGATCTTGGCGCTCTAGAAGAAGAAATCGATATTACCGATGAACAGTTGGCTACGATTCTCGAAGATCTAAAAGAAGAAATGAGAGTTGACATCGAACCCGTACCTCACGGTCACGTCGGCGGTGCAACTAGTACAGAAATTGAAGAAGCCGAATTGCAGGCACTCGCCAAGGAGCAGGACTCCGAGGTTGCAGAAGAAAATAAAGAACTGCGTAAGGCTGCAGAAAAATTAGAAGAGCAAAATGCCTCTCTCAAAGCAGAGAAGAGCAAGCTCGCCAAAGAATATGAAGAATTAAGAAGCATCGCGCTTAAGATGAAAGACAACCTTCAGGAAGTCAATCTCTCAAACGCGAGGCTTGTTTACACGAATCGTGTATTGAATAGTGTCTCCTTGAATGAGCGACAAAAGAGTAAAATTGTTGAAGCACTGTCTAAATCACGAACTGTCGAGGAAGTGAAGGTTATTTATGAAACCCTTCAAAGCACAGTGGGAACCGCGTCTAAGAAGCGCGCTCCAGAATCACTGAGCGAAGCCATTAGTAGAAATTCTACCACTTTACCAAGACGCAAAAACAAAAGGTCAGTTGGTTCCGAACATGCGGTAAATCGTATGAAGAAACTAGCTGGAATTAGTTAAGACAAAAACAAGGAGTATTATTTACAATGTCTATTATTAATAAACTGACTGAAGGAATCGTTACTCGCGATGTGTCTAAGGAAGGCGCTGCACTTATGGATAAGTGGGAGCGCACAGGTCTTTTAGAAGGTCTTGAGAGCAGTCGAACCAAGGATACTATGGCTCGTCTGCTTGAGAACCAAGCTAAGGAACTACTTCGTGAGGCATCCACCATGGCTGGTGGTGACGTTGAAGGATTTGCCGCTGTTGCATTCCCCATCGTACGTCGCGTATTCGGTGCCCTCATCGCGAACGATCTCGTATCAGTTCAACCCATGAGCCTCCCAAGTGGACTCATTTTCTTCCTTGACTTCCAACACACGTCTGCTAAGCTTAACGCTGCTGCAGCCGAGTCACTTTACGGTGGCGACGTAGTAGGTCAAGAAATCACCGGCGGCGTTAAAGTCGACGATGATGGAACCTCTCGTCACGGCGAGAAGTCATTCTATGCTTTGAACCAAGGTTCAAGCTCCCCAACAGGTTCAGTAACCATCGCTATTGGCGACGTTGCGGACTCTGGTGAAGGCGTGTTCATGGTCGGCAATGCTGCTGGCACTGACAAATACCTTCGTTTCGATCCTGATCTTGCATCCGGTTCATACGCGCAGGTTCTTCACCTTACCCTCTCTGACGCTCAGCGCGCAGTAATGGGTCTAGACGGTAGTAACCAAAACCCGGTTGCTCTCGACGTTAACATCGGTGCTTGTGGTACCTCTCATTCGGAGCCTTCTGGCTCAACAGTTGTCCGTCGTTTGACTAAGGCTTCTGGTTCGATTCTAGAGGTTGTTGTACATGCTACAGCTTCATTCTCCACACTTGTTCCTACTGGAACTGGTGATGCAGCTACCACGATTATTCACCCCTTGGTGGATGATTTCACCGGTACCCCCGCTGCTGGTTCGACCAACGCCCTAGGCGCTGTTGTCGGTACTGACGACTGGGGATTGGAAGCGAACGAAGGCATTGCCGAGATCGATATCAAAGTCGATTCCGTAAGTGTTACCGCCGTAACCAAGAAGCTCAAGGCTAAGTGGACGCCAGAGTTGGGACAGGATCTAAATGCCTATCACAACCTTGACGCCGAAGTCGAGCTTACCTCAATTCTCTCTGAGCAAATTGCTCTTGAGATCGACCGTGAGATCGTTGAAGATCTTATTAAGGGCGCAACCGCTGGTACAATGTACTGGTCACGCTCCCCCGGTCTGTTCGTGAAGCGAACCACCGGTGCCGAACTCGGCGCCGCTACTAAGGCTCCAGACTTCACGGGCACAGTCAGCGAATGGTATGAGACTCTGATCGAAACCATCAATGACGTTTCAGCCCAAATCCATCGCAAGACTCTGCGTGGTGGCGCTAACTTCATCGTCTGCGGACCTGAAGTTGCCAACATTCTTGAGTTCACCAGTGGATTCCGAGCCAAGGTTTCCCATGAGGATTCCAAGGGTACTGTCGGTGCTGTTCAAACTGGTAGCATTTCTAAGAAGTTCGACGTTTACGTTGACCCATACTTCCCACGGAATGTTGTCCTCGTTGGACGCAAGGGTGGATCCTTCCTAGAGAGCGGTTATGTATACGCTCCTTACGTGCCACTACAGGTCACTCCCACCATCTTTGGTGTCGAGGACTTCGTGCCACGCAAGGGTGTCATGACCCGCTACGCTAAGAAGATGGTACGTCCCGATATGTACGGTCTAGTTATCGTTCGCGGCTTGCTTGGCGAGTCTGGATCTAGCTCTTAGTAGTTACCTCCAAACATAACATATAAAGCCCCTACTTCTTTTCAGGAGTAGGGGTTTTTTATATTTGTGAAACTAATTATAGTTGACCTCTCCCGATTAAGAATCGGCTCATGCGGAGCTTGTCTCTGCAAGGGTGGGGGTTTTATATGTCAAATACTATGGAGGTATTATGAATGGCTTTTTCACAAAACATCGCAAGACTTCGCGATCTGCTTCAAAACTTTGAGGTAGGCGAGGTTAAGCTTCTTAAGGATATGTCTTACCAAAAGGCAGTCTTGAGCGTAGGGTCTACAAAGACTCTAGATCCATCCGAGTCAGGAAGACTCGTCTTTCTCGAATCTTCGGCTGGAGTGTTCACGCTCACCCTTCCAAGCGTTGCTGCTGGACTTCACTATCGTTTGATGGTAACTGAAGATACGCCTACCGCTGCAATTACGATTGCTGCTGGTTCGGCAATCATCTTCGGCGCCCAGAACGAATCTGTTACCAGTCACGGCACTGCTCCCGGCTCGTCCGGCGACACAGGCGTTTCCAATCTTATTATTGGAACCACCGCTAAGAGGGGGCTTTTCTTAGAACTGTACTCAGACGGCACAAGCTGGTATTTCTTCGGAAACAGCATTGTTGACGGCTCTGTCACAACTTCCTAACAGAAGCTTTTGCTTATAATAAGATTTAAATCTTTCCCCGACCCCTTGTGGGTCGGGGTTTTCCTTTATGAGAAACTAATTATTGATAGCGGAGGATAAAATGAATGAGTCACCCAGAACTAACACCCAAGAGCAACTTAAGCAAAGTAATCTTATCATCGACAGGATCGGTAGATGATGTTACGTCTGCTTTGCCGTATGGTATTTATACCTCCAATACAGATTTTATTTCTGGAGCATCCGATCAAGTAGCTTACACGTATAAAAAGCTTGGTGGCGATGTCTTGGACATTGAGCTTACCAACGATAACGTATATGCGTCATACGAAGAAGCGGTTTTAGAATACTCGTATATCATTAACTCCCATCAGGCTAAGAATTCGCTTTCTGACTACCTTGGCTCCATGACGGGAACGTTCGATCATGACGGCACCCTGAAGACGGGAGAACTTTCTTCCAGTTTGAGCGGCGCCGGCGGTACTTCTCTAAAGTATCCTCGATTCGAGTTCGCATACGCACGTCGAGTTGCCGAAGGTATGGCACAGGACGCTGGAGTTGGCGGTAACGTCACGGAATACTCTTGTTCTTTCTCGACAGTCACAAATCAGCAAGATTATGACTTGGATCAGATTATCCAAGAAGCCTCAGACGCTGGTACCGGTGCAAACGGAGATGCTGTAGACTTTGCAGGCTTGGTTGGCTCCAAGAAGCTACTGATTAAAAAGGTTTTCTACAAGACCCCTCACTCAATGTGGAGATTTTACGGCTACTATGGTGGCTTGAACACGGTAGGCAACTTGTCCAATTACGGACAGTACGCAGACGACTCCACATTTGAAGTTATCCCAACATGGCAAAACAAAGCACAGTCGATGGCTTTTGAGGATTCAATCTACACTCGCAACTCACACTACTCATACGAGTTGAAGAATAACAAGCTCAGATTGTACCCCAAGCCCGTATCTTCCAGCCCTAAATATTTCTGGGTTCAGTTCACACTCCCTACAGAGCCATGGGAAACCAGCGGCTCAGCGGATATTGGAATTGATGGTGTAAACAACCTTAATAATGTTCCGTTTCAAAACTTGCCATACGAAAGTATCAACTCAATTGGTAAGCAATGGATCAGAAGATTTTGTTTGGCGCTTAGCAAAGAGGTTCTGGGACAAGTACGAAGCAAGTTTGCTAGTGTTCCAATTCCCGGCGCAGATGTAACGCTCAACGGAGATGCGCTATTGTCTCAGGGCAAGGAAGAACAGGAAGCTTTAAGGACAGAATTAAAAGAGTTACTGGATGAGTTGACCTACAACAAGATGATGGAAGGCGATGCTCAGAAGGTTGAACAAGTTAATAATATTCAGAAGAAGATCCCCAACACGATCTTTGTATTTTAGGAGTAAGCTATGTCGGATCCTAAAGATAAATGGAAACAGCCAGAACAACCCCCTAGCCCACTATTCACAGGGCAGAAAGAGCGGGATTTGGTCAAGCAAGTTAATGACGAGTTAATCGAAAGAGTCATTGGTCAACAAATTTTGTATTTTCCGTTGGATGTTGAGCACACAAATTATCATCCCTTGTATGGCGAGGCGATGAATAAGACTTATTTGCCTCCGGTGCGGGTTCATGCTCTCATCGAGTGGGAAGGAGTCCAGACCGCATACACAGAGAGCATGGGTATCGACAAAGCAACGTCGATTGTGGTACATTTCCACAAAAGAAGGCTCACAGAGGACCAAGACCTGTTCGTTCGCGAAGGCGACATGGTTAGGTACGGTTCGCAATTTTATCAGATTGTAACGGTTGGAGAGCCAACGCAAATTTTTGGGCAGATTGAGCATATGATGGAAATATCTGCAAAATGTATCAGAGTAAGAGAGGGAACATTCGATGCCGAGTGATAAATTAGTAACAGCGAGAGATGGGCTTAAAGAAATTGAATTTCAGCCATCGACAATCGAAACAATCGATTATGCAATGTTTAATTATTTTGAGAAACACTGCAATATACACACAGATAGCAACAAAGGCTGGAAAAAGGTTCCAGTTATTTGGGTAGGCGCTGAAAGAGCATTTCAAGTCAAGGAACGAAAAGAGATGCGCGACTCTGGAGGCATGCTTACGCTGCCTATGATGTCTGTGGAGAGAATATCAATTAATAAGGATCCCGCTCGCAAAGGAATGATGCCGGCAGACCTTGTTAATTATGGAGATCCGCAGGGAGGGGCAATCACAATTGCTCGCCGTATCAAACAGGACAAAACCTCCTTATTTCGAGGAGCATCACAAAAACGCCGTCACGCCGGCGACCGCTTCGGTGGAGATGCACAATTACCACAGAGTAGATTCACCGATCATCGAGTTAAAGGTGCAGGCAAGATAGTTTATGAAACAATTACAATGCCGATGCCCAGCTATATCGTCGTGGAATACAAATTAAAAATTCAGACAGACTTCCATGCTCAAATGAACCAGATCTTGCAATCTTTGTATAGCCGCACAGGAAACCATAAGTATTTTAAGATTGAGCATGACAATCACAGGTTTGAAGCGTTCATGGATGAGTTTTCATATGATAACAACTTGGCTACGCTGGAAGAAGATGACCGTACCTTGAAAACAGATGTCACGATCACTGTTGAGGCTTATCTTATTGGCGGCGGCAAAAACGCTAGTCGTCCAAAGGTAGCAATTAGAGAAAATGCAGTTAGCATTGCCATGCCAACAGAAGGTATGATCATCGATGACGTTGTTATGCCAGAGAAGTTTGTTAAATTCT